TCTTACAGGGTAGAGATTGGAGAACACAGGCTAAAGATGCTTATAATAATCAATTTGGTATTATTCAAAGATCAAAAGGTTTAAGTAGACCAGAGTTTGATATGGAAGTAGCCAAGGCTGTACAGAGAACTCAAAATAAATTGCAACGTGGAGAAAAATTAATATTTGGTAGAGATGTAATTCTTAATCCATATGATATTATGAGGAAAGAAGAGAGATGAAATACTTCACAGAAGATGAACTGAAATGTACTCACTGTGGTAAGAGTGGTATGGACGCAAACTTTATGGTTAGAATAGAAGCACTCAGAGAACAGTTGGGGTTTCCTTTCCCTGTGAATAGTGCTTATCGTTGTCCAGATCACCCCATAGAAGCTCGTAAGAGTAAGGCAGGAGCGCATTCAACAGGACAAGCAATAGATATAGGTGTCCGTGGAGAGAAGGCTCATATACTTTTAGACGCTGCTCTACAGGCAGGGTTTACTGGTATAGGAATAAATCAGAAAGGTAGTAACGGAAGATTTATACATTTAGATGATATAGAAAATTCACCAGAAAGGCCAAGGCCGACAGTATGGAGTTACTAATATGAAAAATTTACTACTAAGCGGAGCATTACTACTAAGTTCTATGGCTCATGGAGTGCCTACTTATGTGGATGAGGTTGCTGAAATAATCAATAACAACTGTGTAGTCTGTCATCGTGATGGTGGTATAGGCCCAATGCAGTTTGAAACCTATGATCAAGTAAGGCCGTGGAGTCCTTTGATACAGATGAAGGTAGCTAACAGAGAGATGCCTCCCTATGCCTACGATAAAGATATAGGGATACAGGAGTTACATGGTGATTGGAGGCTCTCTGAAGCTGATATAGCCACGATAGTAGATTGGGTAGCCAATGGATCAGAGTATGGAGATACGGACGTTGTAGTGCAGCCTCCGGCCCTCTCAGACCCTAACCAGTGGAACTTCTACGGAGAGTTTGGAGAGCCTACATTGGTTATACCATCCACCCCTATAGATATCCCTGCTACTGGCAACGATCTCTGGCATAAACATAACGTAGCTAGTGGGTTGACAGAGGATAGATGTATCAAAGCTATTCAAGTTAAGCCGAGGGGTGATGCTAAGAGTGTAGTACACCATGCTAACAGCACTGTTACTTTAGATGGTGAGAGATATGGTATGCTCACAGAATATGCTATGGGTAAGTGGGGAGAGATAGTTCCCGAAGGTGTCTGTCGGACTATTCCGGCTGAAGCTGAGATAGCTTGGGACATTCATATGTTCCCCGGAGGTCTAGGAGCCATAGCCCCCGGAACTATTATCAAAGATAATGTCGTAGAGATAGGTCTTTGGTTGTATTCTCCAGAGGAATCTAAAGCACTTACATACGAACAAGACCTAAAGCTTTACAGGATAAGTCAACAAGAAGATATTGTTATCCCTCCTCATGGTTACTCAATGACTCAGGGGTTCCATTCTTTTGATCATCCTGTTCGCATTGATTCATGGCAACCACATGGACACCTAAGAATGAATGCAGCAAGCTTTGAAATCTTTTATCCTGACACTGGTATAACAGAACAGATTAGTCAGGTATCTAACTGGAGTGCTACATGGCATCATAGTCACATATATGAGCCAGACTTTGCACCTCTCCTACCAACAGGAGCAGTACTAGTTCTTAAACAATGGTACGATAATACTACTGAGAATCCTAATAACCCTGATCCTGATATGTGGGTTGTTGGTGGTAGTAGAACAGGTGATGAAATGACTCATGCTTGGATTGCTGTGACTCACCTAGATGAAGAAGGTTATCAGGAAATGTTAACGGAAAGAGACAACAGGAGATTAATAGCACAATGAGATATTTACTTATTGCTTTAGTTATAACTGGCTGTAGTAGTTTGCCTGAAAGGTCTGCTCAAGATTGGGCCATGCAAGATGCTAGAAACAAAGATATTTTTATGCGTAATATTCCAAGCAATCAAAATATTTTAAACTTAGGTGGTTGCAGTAACATTAGTTATTGCAATGTAGACAGGAGGATGATGGCAGGACAATGAAAAAAATATTTATAATAACTTTATTATTATTTACAGGATGTTCTTTAAGCGAAGTGAGTATGCAGATGTCAGAGTATCCTGAGTGGAATTATATGGATCAACAATTATTCATGCAAAACGTAAGGATTTGCAGAGCTATGGATCACTGTGCTGCTGAAAACTTATTTAATAGATTTTAAATCTAAGGGAGGCAGTAATGATAGAAGTAACAGTAGCCATTGCTGCTGCCTCAAAAGCAATAACAGTAATAAAAAAGGGTCTTGCATTAGGTAGGGACACCCAAGAATTATCCTCTCAATTTGCACAGTTCTTTGATGCGAAAGACAAAATAGATAAAGCTAAAGCAGACGCAGAGCATACACCTCTAGGTAAGAAGGTGTTTGATTCTCAGTCTGTAGAAGCTTATGCGCTTGAGGTTGCACTAGCAGAACACAAAGCTAAAGAATTAGAAAAACAATTAAGAGAACTATTTGTATACTCCGGTCAAGGAGAAGTCTATTCATCTATGATGAGGGCCAGACAAAAAGAAAGACAAAGAAGACTACAGTTTGCTAGAAAACAATCAGAACAAAAAAAGCTAATGCTAGATATAACTCTCATTGGCTCTTTAGTTGTAGTAGGAATAATTTTTTTAGGCTTTATAGTTAAAACAGTAATGGGAATAGGGAGTTAATATGTTAGCACTTTATACGGAAGAACAACTGGGAGCAGCTTACCAGATATACGCGAGAACACACGCTAATAAAGAGTTAGCAATATTAGATTTTGAATCTTATAGGAAACTATTTGAAACTCAATATGTAGCTATGTCTCAACCAGATACAGTCTTTGATGGCGGTGAGAACACCCACTGATATGTCTCCAAAGAAATTAGAACTACAGTCTAAGTACGAGAAGTTTGATCTAAACAATGATGGCATCATCAGTGATGAAGAACTAGATCGGGCTAAAGAAATGGTAGACTTAGAACTGCGAGAAGAAAAGTCTGAGGCTCAAAAGATGATGGCTTGGTTAGCTATCATTATCATGGTAACAACTACAATAGTTTTATTTACGCCCCTCATATCTGATAGTAGAGTAAATGCTTTGTCAGATTTGTTGGGGCTTTTTTATTTCTCTATGTGTGGAATTGTAGGTACATATATGGGGGCTACCGCATTCATGCACCACAAGACAACTAAATAGATTGTATTTCTTTTTCAATGTAATCGTGCATTGGTTCTAGTTTGTTCCTACCTTCAGATATAATCCTAGCTATAATATCATAGTCTTCTTTGTGGAATATTTTTTTAGCATGACCTAATGGAAGATGACTAAACTCAGTCATTATCGTACCATCTTTTGTAAGAACTACTTTGAAAGATATTAAGTTTGCTTCTTGATTATTACTCATAGTACTACACACTTGCAAAACTTATATTTTCTACATTGCCTTTCAACCCTGCCTTCATATAAGTAGTAGCTCTACCTTCAAAAAAGTTTTGATGCTCAACACCTAGTACATCATCAAGCCAATCAAGAGGATTATCTTTAATACCATAGTTAGGTTTTAATCCTAGCTGTAGTAATCGTCTGTCTGCTATGTATCTAATGTATTCTTTCATCTCAGTCTTAGTCAATCCTTGTATGTCTCCCATTTCAAATACTAAATCAAGAAACTTATCCTCTAGTTTAACCATCTCTCTGCACACAGAGTATATTTCTTTTTTAAAATCATCTGTCCAGATATCTACATTCTCTTTAATAAACTCTCTAAAGAGTTGGGTCATGGCTTCAACGTGTAGTGACTCATCTCGTATACTATAAGTAACTATCTGCCCCATCCCCTTCATCTTTCCGAATCTAGGAAAGTTTAATAGTATAACAAAACTACTAAACAATTGCAAGCCCTCTGTAAATCCTGAGTAGATTGCTAGGTTCTTAGCTATAGATTCTTTATTGTTTATCTTTAGTGTAGAGCCGCTAAGATACTTATGCTTATCAGCCATAGCCTCATACTCAGCAAATGCTTTGTACTCGTTCTCTGGCATTCCTACAGTATCTAACAACAAGCTATATGCGTGTTGATGTATTGACTCCATGTTAGCAAAGGAAGACATCATCATCCTAGCCTCTGGCTTTTTAAAAACTCTCATGTACTTATCTATGTACCCAGATGCTACGTCTACATCTGACTGTGTNAACAATCTAAATATNTGAGTNAGTAAATTNTTTTCATNTNANGTNATGTCCTGCCAATCNTTAACATCATTGTGNAGNGGNACATCTTCTGGCAACCACATCATTTGATTCTGTTGGACGTAGTAGTTAAACATCCACGGGTAATCAAATGGTTTATAATAATCTCTAGTTCCTAATAGGCTCATCTATTTCATACTCCCAGTAATCTATGATCATACCTTTTGGTATAACCATAATTGCATTAACATACTCTTTGTCTTTATCGTTGTGGTACATATCGGTAGCTAGTATCAATTCATTTTCATTGTCAGATACTAACCAACCTACAGTAGAACGAGAGACAGCTTTTAATTTTCTAGCTTCAGATATTAGCACATCTTCAGTGTCAATCCAAGCATCATCCCATTTTACTTCTATAACTTTACCCTTCACAACTTAGACACCCCTCTTCATCTAACTTTATTCTAGGTATTTTTATATTGACATTTTCAGTAGACCTAGCAGAGTCAGACCTTAAATAGTAAAGTGATTTTAATTTAGTTGCTCCCGCCCAATGTACATCATTAACATACTGTAAGAAATCATCGTGGGTTTCTTGATCAGCATCATAGTGAGGTGGTTTAAAAAATAAATTTACACTCTGACTTTGACACACATAGTTTTGTCTCATGTCAGCGTGTTCTATTATCCATATCTGATTTATTTCAGGAGCAGTTTTAAACATTTCTTNCTGTGAATCTGACAAGATATCTAGNTGCTGCACTGATCCTTCATNCGCTGCTATGTCCTTCCACACCTCATCAAGTTTCTTTTTAGTAGGTACAAGTTCAAGTAAAAGATCATCCAAGTACTTGTTCTTAACTTTAAAACTACCAGTTAAAGTTTTGTGTGTATAAACATTAGCTCTGATAGGTTCTATAGACGGGCTAGTACCGCCACATATGATAGAACTAGAAGCATTAGGAGCTATAGCAAGAAGGTGTGCATTACGTTTACCACTACCCTTCATGTCAGGAGCTTCTCCTCTTTCTTCTGCAAGCTTACGAGTAGTCGCAGATGCTCTGTCTTTTATGTAAGAGAAAGCTTTGTTGTTAAAAGAAGAAGCATACATACTTTCAAAAGCTATGTTGTTTCTTTGAAGATAACTATGAAAACCCATAGCCCCTAACCCTACTGATCTTTCACGCATAGCAGAGTAAGCTGCTTTACTATATCCGCTTTTTCCTTCAACACTATCAATAAAGTTTTGAAGTACATTATCTAGCATTGTTATTAGATCAGGAATAAATTGATCATCTTTAGACCAAGTATCAAAGTGTTCTAAGTTTACACTAGACAAACAACAAACTGCTGTTCTGTCTTCATTAGTAGGTAAAGTTATTTCAGAACATAAGTTACTTTGTTTAATCTCTAGTCCTAGTTTCTTTTGTTCTTCTGGTAGAGCATCATTGCATATATCAAGATTAACAATGTAAGGCTCTCCTGTTTCCATCCTTGTTTGAATTATCTGAAACCACAGATCACGAGAGGATACTGTCTTAACTGCTGTGTTAGTTTTAGGATCAATCAATCTCCAATCTTTATTTAGTTTAACAGCCTCTAAGAATTCATTAGTTATACTAACTGCATTGTGAAGGTTCAAACATTTTCTATTTAAATCACCACCTGTAGTCTTCCTCATGTTTACAAACTCTTCTATCTCAGGGTGAGACACATCCATGTATGCTGCATAACTTCCTCTCCTTGTAACACCTTGATTAAAGGCTAACATCTGAGAGTCTACAACGTGCATGAAAGGGATGGAACCAGTAGACTTAGAACTGTTAGAAGTGTCCACACCATTACTCCGCACACTACTCCAACATCCACCGATGCCTCCACCTCCACTTGCGAGCCATATGTTTTCATCATAGTGAGAAGATAACCCATCACGGGAATCAGGAACAAAGTTAAGAAAGCAACTGATAGGTAAGCCACGGCTAGTACCTCCGTTACTAAGGATAGGAGTGCTAAACATGAACCAGAGAAGACTAGCATATGAATAAAGTCTTTGTGCAAGATCGTAATCAGTATGTCCTTTATAAGTAGCACCAAAAATACTGGCACGACTAAAAGCTTCTTGAGCATGAGTTTCTCCTTCCCATAAGTATCTATCTTTTATTGTAGCTAAAGTAAAAGAATCTAAATAATTATCTAAATCATAATCTATTTTGATTCCTAAGTAATCTTGTTCTCCCATTTTGTTTTGAGTCATGGTCTTTTGTTTTGTTTCCTTTTTTAATTTCTTTAAAAGATGTGTTTTGTTTTTTTCTATTGTACTTAGCTATACGTTCAGCTTTGCGATCCCACATTCTCAATGTCCTTGTATATTTCTAGTCGTACTCTTTTACTAGTTTCTTTATCAGTACTTCCTAAAACTTTTATGTCACTTACTTTTAATTTATAAGTGTCCCAATACATTGCTTCTCTTGGATTTGTTTTTAATTCGTACTGCCAAACATCTCCATCAATATCTGTAAAAAACATTTCGCCTATCATTTAGTTAGCTGCCCCATTAATTTTTTTAAATACCATTCTGCTTTCTGTAAATCTTTGACACCACCTTTGTATTTAAATCTCCATACATATTTTATAATGTTACCATGTAAGTAACCTTCAAACTCTTCTTTAGATAAAGACGCTTCTATCCCATCAATACATTCTACATCTCCAGAATTGTAGTGACTAGGGTTGTTTATTTCTCTACAGTTTTCATTAACAACTTCAGCTATTAAATTAGTTGTCCAAGTACCTTCCTCTTTTTTTTCTGAGTTCATGTTAACTTCATTCCATTCTTCAGGTGTTGCATCATCAATACTCATTTACTTCTCCGTCCACTTATCAGGTAATGTTTCTTCACTGTACCAAGTAAAATTATTTGCTTCAGCCCACTCAGCATGACTGCGCTTTGATCCATCTTTTCTTCTCTTAGCCTGTGGCATAGGAGCATAGGGGTCAGAGAACAAGAACACTAGTTCAGTGTTTTTAGGTAATGCTTTCCTCACCCATGTATATTTATTGTACTCTTGATAGTCCCAGAACCTACCCTTTGCTTCAAGTAAAATTGTTTTCTTACCTATAACTTTTATAAAATCAGGGTGATACCTATGCTCAATTGTATATTCAACTGTATCACTATGATGTTCCCAATTCTTTAACGTACCTTGATGTAAAGAATACTCCCATTTAGAATCATATGTAGCAGGTACGTCTTTTTCTATAGGACGTACAACCCTACGTTTTCTGTAACCTTTTCTTATTTTCAATTAGCAACTTCCTTACAATCAGTAAGAGTAATTGATTGTAGTTCTTTATGAGAATATAATTTTTTAATTTGATTTACAAACCACTTATAAGTATAAGCACTCACATGATAAGTACCATCATTATAATATAGGTGGGTTTGTTTGGGGCTAAATGAAAGGACGTTATGTAGATTATACTTCTTTGCTGACTCTTTGTCAACTAAAGATTGCATCCACTCTAACAAAAGTTCTTTTGCTTTGCGATTANTTTTCTTACTTGTTCTTTCATTCATAAAACTTCCTCAACTCTTGGTGCAGAAACTACTTTAGTAAAGTAAGTTAAGCCTCTGTTATATTTAAATGTTCTTAGACCTTCACCATTATTAGAGTCTTTAAAACATTCAAACTTATGTGGACAGAACGTGCAGTTTCTATGTAATTTTCTGTTACCTTTTTTACCATCATCAACAGGCTCGTAGCAGAGTTCTTCAGGAGGTTTAGTTTTTTTAATGGCTTTGTTTATTATAGATATCCTATCTCTTATTATAGGTTTATCTAAATCATCAGGTGCAAAAAAACATAACTCTCCATTCTCTTTATTTATTACTAGGAAACCACCCTCTTCAGTTCCCTCTGCTTCTTCATATCCTGTTAGCTGACTGATGTATCCAAAGGGATCGTCTTCTCTTAAAGAACCTTCTTGAAATTTTCTAAATGCAAAGTTAGATGCTGTCTTTATATCAACAACTTCCCCGTTTATTTTACAATCCATGTGTCCGTAGACACCATCTACTACTACTTCTTTTTGCTCAGAGTCTACCTCATGTTCTGTCAATCTAGTTAACATGAGAACTACTTCTTCTAGTAGATGACCATAAAGAAATTTTATAAATGTTTTAGGATGCTGTACAGATTCTTTTGTTTTGTGATGCTTATCAAACCATAGTCTACGAATAGGCTTACCTATGTTTGACATCCTAAGTGAGAATGCAGAATCTCTTCTAGGCGGTTTAGCCCATCCTTTAAGTGCGAGTTTCATTCGCTCACCAAACTCTTCTATTTCTTTGTCAGAGATATCTAAATGCTTTCCTTTTGTTAAAGGAGTTAATGCTTCGTATATATCATCAACAACATTATTCATTTTCTGTGCCTCACAAATCTGCACTTACGACTCTTTGAATTATAGTGTAAGTATTGTACATTTAATTTTTTCTGTGTCTCTGTCTTAGCTGAAAGTCTTCCATCTTTATATGACTTAACATCTATTAAAGTTATCTCTCCTTCTGGAGACATAGCTACAATATCTACTGGGCCAGTACATCCACAGTTTTTAAAGACATGATAGCCATTATCCCACAACCATGTAATAGCATAGTGTTCTGCTAGATCACCTATTCTACTTGGATCGTGCTTAGTGTGTTTCACTCCAGTTACTCCCC